CCCTTACTATGTCTTTATGTCCCGTGATACGATTAGAAAGATGTTGATGAAACTATCAAGATTGAAACCTAAAAACCTTATCAACTACGAACATTCAGGAATGGTGTTTAGTGGTGATGATGTTTATACCTATGAAAACTGGTTGGTTGGGGACAATCCAAAGATGGATAAATCGTATGAAATATTCGGTAGGGAGTTTGAACCCGGAACTTGGATTACAACAATCCATTTCAAGGACAGAAGGATTTTTGATGAGTTCGTATTATCCCAAAAGGCTAGTTCAATTTCATTAGAAGGTATGTTTGAGGAAGTCCCATTCAATTTCTTTGATGTTAAAGAAGAAATGACTAACGAAGATTTCATCACAGAGTATATCCCCTATGACGAATTGGCAGAGCAGTATTGTAATTGTGATGATGGTTATACCGCTATTGGTTTCAAGATAGGTGATAAGAGTGAATACAAGTGTGTTGAAGAAAATAGTGAAGAAGCGATGGATTACAACGCAGCACAACTTGTTATGAAGTTGGAAGCGTTATTAAAAGAAATGGATAAATCTATGTCTTAAAGATTTTGTAGATATATTTATGATAAACAATTAAAAAATAAAAAACTATGAAAAATATTGAATTACTAAAAAAAGTTGCTGACCTAGTCGGTTTCAAGTTTTCAAGTGTTCCCTATACATTCGCAGAAGTAGAATTAGATGGTGGTGTAATCATCACCAATTCAACTGAAGGTGAGTTTGTTTTAGGTGATACTATTAGTGTTAAAAACGAAGATGGAACATACACACAGGTAGGTTCTGGAACACACAGATTGGCTGACGGAATGAAAATCTTTATCACTGATGAAGAAGGAAAGTTGGTTGAAATCAAAGACGCTATGGAAGACGAAGTTGAAGACGAAGGTGTGGTAATTGTTGATGCTGAAAAAGAGAAAATGGAAAGCACACAATTAGACGCATTAAAGGCGGCAATTCACGATGTATTGTTTGCGTTTGAGGCTAACACTAAAGAAATTGCTGAACTAAAGGCTGACTTACAAGCCTTCAAGAATGAAGCGAAACATAATCCGTTAAAAGAAGATACTTTGATGTCTAACGCTTTTTCAAGCGATAGTAGATATGAAATCTTGAAACAGATGAAATTAAAAAATAAATAAAACAAAAACTAAAAAAAAATAATTATGAAAAATCTAAAAAACTTCAATTTTGATTTTGATACAACTGGTATGGTTGATTACTTAAATGCTAACGCCGACCTTTTACTTACGAAAATCGTTATGGATACTATTGAAAGTTCAACTTACAAAGTAGTTCCTAACATAAAGTTCGGCGAACTTATCCCTGTATATGAAACAGGTGCTATTGATGATATCGCATTCCCTGGTAATTCTTGTTCTTTCACAGGCGGAACAATTGACCTTACCGAAAGAGAATTGAAGGTATGTCAATACAATATCCAAAAGAACTGGTGTGATGATGAACTGAACCGAACAATTATGTCTATTAGATTATCACCAGGTTCTTACCCTCCAAACTTGGCTCCTTCTGTAGAAGAAGCGTTTATGGCGGACATCGCAAAGAAGGCTTCGGTTTATGCTTCAAGAAAGTTTTGGAATGCTGAAGCGGCTACTGATGGTTGTTCTGGTGTTGTAGAGCAGTTGGAAAGTGCTACTTTTTCTGCTGAATGTATCAACAGAACTTATACAGCAATGACCCCATCTAATGCGGTTGCTGTGAGTGATGCTTACATCTTGGCTCTTCCTGACCCATTAAAAGTAATCAATACTATTATGGCGTTGAACCACCAAGATTTCCAAGCACTTCAGTTGGCTTTGAGAAACCAAAACTTATTTAACTTTAACCCAATTACTTTGGCGAACGGACAAATGGCTATCCAAATTCCTTTCACCAATGTTATCGCAATTTCTTGCGAGATTGGGTCATCAAAAATGGTCTTGACTAACGCTGAAAACTTGTTGATGGGAACAGATTTGTTGAGTGATATTTCAAGTCCCATAAGTTGGTATTCCCTTGATTTTCAACAGACTAGATTGAAATTGGCTATGAAAATTGGTTCTGCTGTAGGTATTCCTTCACAGGTAGTTTTCGCAAAATAATTAAATAATCCATTCCTAATAGTTTATAGTTCTTCGGGACTATAAACTAGAAGGAAATAAAATATAAAACAAAATTAAAAATATAAAATTATGGCTTCTAATTGCGTAATTACTTCAGGACTAGCACTTGCTAGTTGTGTGAATAATGTCCCTGGTATTGATACTTTATATGTATTGACTTCAACAGGTTCATCTACAGACGCACAATTCGCTACTATCACTTATGATAATGACGGATACATCACTACATTTTCTGCGGCAACTACAGGTTTAACTTGGCAACAAATAGACCTTGTTAGAAATAGTAGTGCTGCGTTGAACGAAGAGACATCTGTGAATATTCCTTCATTAGGTTTCACTTTCAACACTAAACTATTATTTACCATTCCTGGTTATTCACAGGAAAACACAAACCTTTATCAACAAATCGTAAAGAATACCCAATCTTACTTCATCGTGAAGTTGAAGACAGGTAAGTATTTCTTGGCGGGTGCTGACGGGGGAATGTTTATTGAAACTGCTGCGATTGTATCAGGTTCATTACCAGGCGACGACCAGTTGTATTCATTAGGTTTAACATCTAATGGTTCAATCAGTGTTCCTGAAATGTTAGTTCCAACTACCTTGGCTGCGTTTATCGCAGGAACAGGTTTTGGTTTATACACTAACTAATCAAAAAAAACTAATTTTTTATGGGGGTGTAGAAACCCCCATTTTTTTAAGCCAAATATGTTGGAAGTTAGAAAAGATTTAAGGATAAGAAAGGACAATACTTATGTCCCAATAACCCGATATAAATTGACTAACTTACGACTTGATTTAGATAGTGAAATAATTACAATAAAGGTTCTATTCTACAGGAACGATGACCTAATATTTACCAAGTTATTTAATATGGGTAAATGTGGTGATACAAATGTGAATGACCTAATCAAACAGGTTCATCAACAAATACAAAATGAAGGTTAAATCATTACTTACACAATATTTTCAGGGCGAACAGGTCTATAACTACGGGGGACAAGTTCCACCAATTTTGTTTCCTGACGCTCCATCACCTACTCCTTCAATCACTCCAAGTCCAACGCCTACGCCATCAATCACCCCGACTTTAACAAGGACACAGACCCCAACACCAACAAACACCACGACACCTACGATTACTCCAACCAATACAAATACACCGACAAATACCAAGACCCCAACACCAACCAGAACGAGCACACAGACCCCCACATCAACGACAACAACCACACCGACACCAACACCTACCCCATTGTTATTTACTTACGGAATGAGTGATTGTATTACGGGTGGAACTGCGTTAGGAAACTACACTACTTCGTTATTGGTTCCTGGTGATATTGTAAAATCTTCGGTAAATAATCGTTGTTATACAATCCAATCACCATCACCATTTAATCCAATAGGTCAAAATTTAGTTCTTGGGACTTTCCCTGATTGTCCTACTTGTATTGGTTATACACAATTCACAGGATTACTATTTGATGGTTCATCTGCGATAGGTGCTTGTACTGGTATTTCAACACCTGACGCTTGGGGTAATAACCCTGTATGGTCTTCTAATACTAATCTATACACAGACCCATATACCTTAAATCCTTATCCGCCAGGATACATAAATAATGGTGGTGAGGTATTACAAATTGGAACAGGTGGGGTTATTTTAGGTTCTTCGGTTTGTCCTTCTCCAACACCTACCCCAACCATTACCTCTACAATAACACCTACTCCAACCATCACCCCAACGATTACACCAACCACAACTATCACCCCAACACCAACATCATCACCTTTGGTTAGTTCAATAACTTACATTACAAGTGGTGGAGATGATAACAATCAACAAACATATACATTCAATGGGGCTAACATTGGAGGACCTGGTTTAATTGTTGTTGTGGTTCAATGTGATACCCTTAATCCGGGTAGTATATCATCTGTAAGTATTGGTGGAACAAATGGAGTGATAGCAACCCAAATAACAGAAAACAATTCACTTATAAGTTGTATTGCTTCAAGAAGAATAACAGGAGGAACATCAACAAATATCGTAATTACACTATCAAGTAATATCGGTGTTGCGTGTAGAATAGGTGTCTATAGATTACAAGATATTTCAAGTGATACGGCAAATCTAACTAATTCATCAGGTGGAAGTGGAACATCGGCAAGTGCTGGTTTAACCTCACTTGGTGCTAACGCTTGTGTTGTGTCTTCTCTAATAGTTCAAGGAAGTAGTGCTATAACTTGGACTGGTCCAACAGAGGATTATGATGTAATTCAAGAAGGAGTTAGAGCATCCGCTGCGAGTATAAAACGAACAGCATCAGGAACATTTAATATAAGTGCGTCTTGGTCGGCTTCTAACTCATACGCAATTACTTCCGCCGCTTGGATATAACTTTAGAATTAAAAATATGATATACATAGAACAAAACGCAACTAACAACATCTTCGTAAATGTATCCCAATACAAGACGGGGGACTTTGGTGCCAATCCAAGATACTTGTGGAGATTACAGAACTCTCAAGGTAGAAACATTGTAAGTTTCTACCCTGAAAATGCGACATCTACTTATCCATCTATGTATGCCAACAGATATGATGTTTTTAGTTTTGATACATTCAAGAACCTTCCACAGAACTTTAACTATACAGGGGGAACACCTTGTAATATTTGGTTAGAAAATGAAAACCAGTATTGGTTGGGTGTGTATGAAATGCCATCAGGTTCAACATCATATAACCCTTCAAGTGCGAAGTTGTTAAATAGTTTGGCGTTTGTATTTGTTGATACAAATAACGACTTCTATACAGGTAATACTGCGAACTTTGAGCCTAATAAAATCTACTATAAGAATGGTAATGGTATAACACCTACTCCATCAAACACGGCATCACCTACACCGACCCCTTCAATTACCCCATCAAACACGGCATCACCTACACCGACCCCTTCAATTACCCCAACAAATACATCATCACCTACACCGACCCCTTCAATTACCCCTACGAACACATCATCACCTACACCGACCCCAACACAAACACCAAGTAATACTCCAAATCCTTTATGTCCTCAACAATTAGACATAATTGGTAGTCCAGCCCAACCAGGTTTTACAGGAACATATAGTAGATTATCTGTTGCTCCAACACAAACATTTACATCAGGTTATATCCAAACAGCACCCAACCCTGATACTTTTGTTTTTGGTGTGGCACCTGATGGAAATAATTACGCTGCGTTTGGTTTTCAATCAGGAGGGGCATCATATATGTTCGCACGAGTTTTCAGTAATACTACAAATAATGGTTGGATACAATATATTACGAGTGGTGGGTATTTGTATGAAGGTGGTGTTGTTGCCGCATTTGGACCTCAATTTGTAAATACAGGTAATTTATATGATGGTAGTGTTTATTACCCAATAACAGGACGATATGGTTTTGGTGCGTTCCCATTAGTAAATTATTATAATTTATCATATCCTATAAGTTGTCCTACAGCGACACCGACGCCAACACCGACGCCAACACCGACAATAACGCCATCATAATAAAACTACAAACAATAAAGGAATAACTTATATTTATAGAATATGGAAAACAGAAAAAATCCAGAACCAAAGATACATTCGTTTAATGTTGATTACCAAATCAACAGATTAGACACCCGTGAAAACAGGGAAGCAACAGAACGCAGTAAGCCGTGGGTTCTTTGGGGGTTAAAAAATGATTACCCACAATTTATCCTTCAAGTAAAAGAACATTCACCTACGATGTCGGTTGCGATTGATGCGAAGGTAAATATGACTTATGGTGATGGGGTTGAAATAGAAGGTCTTGGTAATGTTCTTGTGAATAAGTTTGAGACCATTAGTGAATTATATTACAAGATTTTTTACGACATTTGGTTATTTGGAGGTTATAGCCTTGAGACGATAAAGTCCCGTGATGGCAGCAGAATTGAAAGTATTTACCATATCCCATTCCAAGATGTTCGTGTTGGAAAAAGCGATGTGGATATTCATAATAGGGAAGAAGGAACTTTTTATTTTTGTGAAGATTGGCAAAATACACAACAAAGAAGATTAGTTGTAAAGTTTAATTCCTTGAATATGGAAAGCCGTGAAGGAAGGGAAATGGTATATTGGAAAGATTACACCCCAACGATGAATAGACATTACCCACTTACACCATACCAATCATCAATAGATAGTTGTGTGTTGGAAGCAGAAGTGTATGAGTTTCACAAGACAAACCTAGCAGCATCACTTATGCCGAACTTATTTGTAAGTTTGATAGGAGACCCTACCCCTGAAGAAAAACTTGAAACCTACGAAGAATTGGTTAGGTCTTATCAAGGAAAACAGGGACAGAAACTTATGTTGGCATTCAGTAATTCAAGTGAAGAAAGACCTGTTATTGAACCAATCAGTAATACGGGTAATGATACATTCTATACTGAAATATTACAAATGTGCGTCCAAGCCATTCTTACGGGTCAGCAAATAGCCAGTCCGCTTCTTCTTGGGATTAGCACATTAAACAATTCGGCATTCAGTCAAAACGCAGAAGAAATAAATGTAGCGTGGAACTTGATGATGGAAACAACAATTAAGCCGATGGTTAGAAAAGCAAACGCATCTATTGAAAACATATTATCGTTGAAATACAATCAACCAATCAAATTGATAAACAAGTTTAGAAACCCCGAATTATGATATATTGGATAGACGAAAGTTATGTTCGTGATAATTTACCTGTAGAATATTCCCTTTTAAGTGGAAACATCTTACCCGCCTTACAACAGGCTCACTTCATCAACGCTCGTGATATATTGGGTGATAGATTATTTGATAAGATAAACGAATTGATTTTGACGGGTGATATTGATTTACTCGTGAATGAAAGGTTCAAGTTCTTATTAGACCAATATCTACAGAATGTGGTGTTGTATTGGACGATGGTTTATATGACAACTAACCTACTAGCGAAATATGCTAACAGGGGTATTCAATCACAACAAGGAGAGTTCAGTAATAATGTGGATTTGTCTGTTTGGAGAACCTTGAAAAACGAATTTACAGATTTAGCGACCTATTATTCCCAAAGAGCGAATGATTGGTTGTTTTGGAACCAGAATGACTATGTCCCATATTATACTTACATGCTGACTAATGGTCTTCAACCTGCTAACCCTCGTGATAAGTTTAGATTTGGTGGTGTTGTTTTAGGGGCTCGTAGAAGGTTCAGTTATAACAATATGTGCTGCTACTAATAAAGTGTCTTAAACACGAAATAAAGTGTATCTACCGAAGTATAATAGAGGTGAGAGTATATCGGGTTATGTAGCCCGTTGTTCTACAACTGCCGATATGGTAAATAATGTTGATAGTATTTCGGTTCGTAGAAACATCTGTAAGGAACACGCAGAACAAATCAGGGTTGCTATTAGACAACCCTTTACAGAACCCGATAGAAAGTTGGGTCAAAAATAATTTAACTTATTGTCTTACCTGATTGACTTTTGTTCCATCAGGAACTATTTATTGTATATGGGAAACAATAATAAGAAAGAAGTGCGACCAGTTCAGGAACGCCCCTTACACGACAAACTCACCAACAAACAACTTTTAGAGATTAAAGAAAAAGAATGGTATAGGGAATTATCCCTTGAAAAGTCCATAAACTTTTATTTCAACTTAAATAAGTAAGATTATGTCTAGACCAAAATTATCGGCAACTCAAGTCCGTAGAATTAAAATGCTGTTGGAAACAGGTGATTACACTCATCAACAAATCGCAGACAAGTATTCTGTATCACGAACACAAATCACCAAAATCAATCTTGGGTTGAAGAACCCAATGGATAAAAACGGAAGGTGGGGAGATATAGAATTGTAATAAGTCCTAAAGGGTTTATTATAATATAAGAATATAAATGGTGTGATTTTTTTTTCTTGTGAAACAAAAAATAACACCATATTCTATATTAGTAAATAATAAACCTTTGGAAATGTGAAAAAAAAGTTTTAACTTTGACGATATGATAAAAGATTTTGAGAATAAGATGTTGAAATCCATTTTCAACAAACCCAGTATTCTAATCAAGAATATTGAATACATTACCCGTGATGAGATATTTGTTGAGAAGTATAACAAGTATATCCTTCAACACATTATAGAATACTACACGAAGTATAAGGAAGTCCCAAGTATAGATTTTGTTTGTGATATGATTATCAACGAAGGTATAAATCCACAGATTACTAAAATCTGTATAGACCATCTACTTTTGATGATTGACCCAATAGAACTTACCGAAGGTGAAATGAACTATTTGGAAGACAACATCAAGAAAAGATTGAAGGACAATATTGTTTCCAAAACTGCGAACAAGATTGAAAATCTCTCAACTGAAGAACTGGAAAAAGTGATTGTTGATGTGAATAATCTTCAACAAGATAATCCAAACTACGAAACCATATTCCTTTGGGAAGAACTTGAAGAAGAAACAAGACAACCAATTCCAACCAAATTGGAATTGATTGATGAATACGGAATAGCAAAAGGTGAATTGGGATTGTTGTTGGCAGGAACAGGTGTGGGTAAATCCGTATTTCTAACCTATCTGGCGAATAATTTTATGTTGAATGGATACAAGACATTACATATAGTATTTGAGGGTCATAGAAACACTTATTTAAGAGCACACAGAACCAAACTTGGTAATCCCTCAACTGAAAACTTACGAAGGGGGAAAACCATTTCCAACCTTCGTTTAGTCCAAATGAAATCAAACCACACAACAACCAAAGATATTGAGGCACTAATCAATCATACAATTCAAGACGGGTTTATTCCTGATGTGATTGTGTTGGATTATGTGGATTGTTTGGTTGGTTCAAACAAGAAGGAAATATGGCAGAATGATATTTCAATCGTAAATGAATTAGAACACATTAGTCAAAAGTATAACATCGCATTATGGTCTGCGGTTCAAGCGAACAGAAGTGGAATAAACAAAGAACTATCTATTGAAAATATTTCAGGTTCAATATCCAAAGCACAGAAAGCATCATTCATCTTGGCTTTAACCAGAAGTCCCGAACAAGAAGAACAGAACAGAGCAACGATGTCTGTAATAAAAAACAGATTTGGTGTGAAAAGAAGTTCGTATAATTGTGTATGGGCTCCGGCTGAAATGAAGATTGAACTACCTATTAAAGAAACACCTTTATTATGAATATTATAGAAAGATGGTTTGATAGACACGATGTGTCTTCAACCAAAAGAAAAATGAAAGAATGGAAAACTGATGATGTTTATGAAATGTTCCAAAAAGTTTTTGGAAGAGAACTAACCCGTAAAGAAAAAGACGATGTCTTATTTTATTTGTTAAATGAAGATATGATAGATAAAAATGAGAAGTATGGATATATTTATGAATAACGGGGGGGTTTTGTTTTCTAATGATGTTCCCATAAACATCAGGTTATTATTTAGTCCTGATATATTTTCAACCCCCCCTTTGTAATCCAACATATATGGAAAATGATAATTTACTTGTAAGACGAAAGCGCATTGATAATGATGGTGAATGGGAGTTTGAATGTAATGTATGTGAGAAATGGTTGGGACAAAACAGATTTCGTGGTTGTATTGAGTATGTTGATGCGTATGGTAATTGTTTAATGTGTTCTAGTTGTAGAGCCTCAAGGGCTCAAATGACCCAAAAGGAAAACACACGAAACCAAGTTGATTATATGTTAAAAGAATTGGGATACGACATATCAGGAGAAATACCGGTTCATCACCAATTTCATCAAAGACACAACTTACCAATAAAAGATAAGGACTTGTAGTATTTATAGAATATGAATGAAGTAATAACGACAGCAGTAATCGGTTTCATTTCAACGATTGCTGGATATGTGGCTGGTAATAGAAAAAGTAGAGCGGAAGCGAATGCTTTGGAAATTGAAAATGTTAAAGAAGTAATATCGGTTTATACGATGGCAATAAACGACTTGAAGGCAGAGGTAAAAGAACTCAAGGAACAGGTAGAAAAATACCAAGTTCATATTGAGAAATTGGAAACAGAACTCTATACTTTAAGAAGTCAAATGAACCCTCAATTAAAAACAAAGAAGATATGATAATTGATTACACAGAAATAGAAGTGGAAGAGTTCTTTAACCTTACAATAGAAGATAGGAAGAAGGTTATAGAGTTGGGTGTAGATGTATTGTTTCAACAAATCCTAATCACCGCACAGATTGGGAATATGCTACCATCACAACTTCTAAATAACACTTTGGTATCTATGGAAAACCAAATCAAGTATCATACTGAAAACGATAACTTTGAGTTGTGTTATTACTTTACCGAAGTATTTTGGGAAACCAATAAACGATTAGATGATTTAAGGAAAAAAAACGATGGGGTGTGGCTGTAAGCAAAATCCTTTACAGAAGGTAGAAGGAAGAATTGGTAGTCGTGGTTGGGGTAGTATAGCCAACAGCGAACTTCGTTTAATAGACGAGTTTATTTTCAGTAAATTAGGGGTAAGACCATCTACCCAACAGGAAAGGATTGATATGTATGGAAACGCCAAATCAACCAAATAAACCGAAGAGCCCACACGGGAATTATGTTTATTCAAGGGATGCCAAGAATAGACACGCAACAACCCAAAAACAAAATTGTATCATCAACAAACTAGCCGAAGGTAAATCGGTAAAACAAGCGACCACCATATGCGGTTGTAGTCAGGTTTCTTATTATAGATGGAAAAAATATGACGAGGAGTTTAAGTCAAAGATTGAAGAATACTTCCAGATTGAATTGGAACTGGCAGAAGAAATCTTAAAACAATCTATCGCTGAAAACCCAAACTTATTACAATTTTTCTTAAAACACCGACACCCCGAATACAAGGTTAAACAATCAATAGAGTTGAACCACACCGGATTAGACAAAATTGAAGTGCGTGTTATACTACCGACAAATTACCAAGATACTACCCCTGATGAACCAGAAGTTCATTGATTACTGCCATTATTAAAAATCGGTTCTACGGGATAGGAAAAAGGAAGATGTAAAAAATCTTCCTTTTTTTTTGTGATATGTTTGGCAGTATGGAAAATATTACCTTACTTTGTGGTATGGAAATCAAAATGAAACAATCGGTTTATAGTATGATGGAAGAAGCCATCGTGGAAAACAATATTGACTTGAATAGTTCTTACAAACTTGAACGGGTATTACTTATTGATAAAATCTGTGATAAGGTTGATTGGACTGAATACAACCCATTTTCAGCGGAACGAAAAGTTCGTGTAATTGAAAAAATGGTTTCTATGAGATTTTCTAAAAAATAATTTTGGCAGTATCAAAAAAATCCTTAACTTTGTATCACTATGGAAAACACACAAAACAATAACACGATGAAACAAGTATCACTTGAAACTATGAAAAGCATTCTTGACGAGTTTAAGGAACTTACAAAAACTAATGAAGAAGCGAATGAAGATGTTAAATCTATTGAATGTGTAATCGCTATTTTAGCAACACGAGGTTTAATTAAAAATGATTTGGTTAAATAATTTTACAACATAAATAACTTTGGTATATTTATTAGTATGGGAACACAAGCGATTTTCAAGATATACAATAACAATAAGTTTGTAATCGGTTCGTGGGTTAGACACGATGGGGGTGTGGAAACAACATCTATATTTCCTTACTTTCTAAAGACACTAAAGTATGATGTGGATAAGAAATCCATTTACAACAGCATCAATCAGTTCATAGAAGATGGTGATTATGGTGTTATGTTTGGTGATAAGAAAAATCCATTCAGTCGTCAAATGAACGATGAAGGTATGACTAGTTGTGATGTGTTATTTTGGGACATTCCTTTAAGTGATAAGAAACTAACAAACGAAGGTATATGGGCTGAATACACATATGAAGTTCGTTTCACTACTGATAAGGTTAAAATCAAAGTAATCTACAACGGACACGAAAAGACCTATGAATTAAAAGGGTATTGGAATATACAACAAATCATTCCAATCATCACCAATGTAAATAAGTGGGTTGATGATATTGAATACGGATTAAACGATTGTGATTGTAAGGACGAAAAACCCCCAATAGAAAGAAAGGAAGAAGTATGATAGGGGCATCAAAACTAACCGAACAACAGGTTCAAGAAATCAAACGACTATTCGCAACCACGATGTTATGTGATGGGGACATCGCAGATATGTATAAGGTTTCAAGGGAACTGATAAACCTTATCCGTAGTGGAAAAAGATGGAATGATAATAAAAGGTCATTTGTAATGAAAGACGCAATTAAACGATATACGAAGACGACTACTATAATTGGTGGTAATCATTACTCATCACAAATAACACCCGTAGAAACGACACAGGGTAGGTTATTCATTATTCTACATTACATATTTGATGATGTGTTTTATGAGGTATCAAAAATCTTCCATACCGAACCTGATTATGATATATTCAAGGAAGAACATAACAAGTTTATTAAAAAGATAGTTAAATGAAAATCCCAAGACAAAGAAAATCAGGACACCAAAGAAGAAAGGACAGGGTCTATATTATTCTTCAAGCGATAGAGTGGTCTATCCAATTACAGAACCAGTTAGGAAATATAAAATATTATCAAAAATAGTTTGGCAGTATCAAAAATATTCACTTACTTTGTATCACTATGAAAGACATTAAAAAAACCAAAGAGACCTATATGGGTGTAGAACAAATCCATACACTTATGATTAGTAATGACGAAGAGACAAACTTGTATCTTGGAATGAATGTGTATAATTCCAAGAAAGACAAACACGAAGAACTTGTTTTAATCGTTCGTCCTGACGACTATGAATATTTGTTGAACTATCTTTTGGAAAAAAAGATTGAAAAAGATTTGGCAGATTAAAAACTAACCAGTAATTTTGTATCACTATGAAAAAAACAGATATTATAGGACTATTAGAAATGTTCGGTGTTTTTCACCTTGATTTTGACACATACATTTATGTTCGTAGTGAGAAGGAAGATGATGATGCTATGTGGTGTATTCAGTTTAAGGACAATATTGGATACAACCAAGACACAGGGGAGATTGTTGATTACAAATTGTTTTCAACAATACAATCACATAATTTGGTAAATTAAAAACAAACCAGTAACTTTGTATCACTATGAAAGACAAACAATCTAAAGAAATCAAAAGAATTGAAAAGGCTCTAAATGATTACATCATTAAGCACGGGAGTAATTGTATCATCAATTTTTCTATATCAGCATTCAACGAAGATGGTGATGTGATTGACGACCAGTTGTGGTTGTTCGGGGACAAAGACATCTTGAAGATTGATAATGAATGTATGGGTAAAGCAATTGAAGAATTGTAAAAAAAGATTTGGTAGATTAAAAACAAAACACTAACTTTGTATCACTATGAAAAACACAAAATTAAATCAGGAACAACAACAAGAGTATTTAGGACTTTATGACGAACTAGCAGTTTATTTTGGGGGAGACCCTGTAATCGCTGTTGAAGAAAAGTATTACAAAAACGACAAGATGGGTTATTTAACTTGGTTGCGTAATACATCAAGAAACCTTAAATCAAAAACCCGTAATGGATTATGGGCTGAACTTCTACCAGGTAAAAAACACATCACAACTTTTTATTCAACAAACTAAAAAATATAGATATGATACAGATAATTAAAACAATCAAGGTGAAAGCCGACTACGACATCGTCAAGGAGTTTGATAGTGTTGAAGATTTAATGAACCAACTTAAAGTCAATTATGGTTATGAAGGAGAGTATGATGAAAACAACCAAGAGTTTATTGATGTATTAAATGAATACTTTGATGAACCTTTAGAGGTTGGTGGAGGTATTGGGTTTCCAACAAACCAACATAGGATAGATGATATACAGATTGATACTGAAAACTTTGAGACCTTTTATACATTCTAACTACAGCACAAAATAAGTGATGCTCCATATAAAACGGAAGACCCTGACTTTTAGTCGGGGTTTTTTGTTATGTATCTTTTTACAACATAAACTATATTTATATTATTCTGGGGGACTATCCCATTTTTCGTATGGAAGTTAAAGTATCAACATTATACTTGGATATAGACAAGGCAGTCAAGGAAGGTAAAAGACATATATTCCTTCGTGGTTCATCAAGAAGTGGTAAGACATATCAAACCATATCCTACTTGATTTTGTATGTTCTACAGAACCCTAACACAACAATCACGATAGTAAGGGACACACTTGTATCAATCCGTAATTCCGTTCTATTGGACTTTCAGGAAGTGATGAACCAAATGGGAATGTATAACCCCGAGCAGTTCAACAAGAGTGAAGTGGTGTATCGTTTTGATAATGGTGGTATGGTTAGGTTCTTGGGAGCAGATGATGGTTCAGCCAAACTTCGTGGTATGAAACAAGACATAGTATTCATCAACGAAATTACATCAGTAAGTTATGAAGCGTTCCTTCAGTTAGACATCAGGACTAGTGGGTTCATCATCGCAGATTACAACCCATCGGCTAGTGAAGATTGGTATGTCTATGAATTGGAAGAAAGACCTGAAAACCAACTAATCATTTCAACCTACTTACAAAATCCTTTCCTTGATGAAAGGATTGTAAAATCTATTGAAAACCTAAAAACCATAGATTACGAAATGTATGAGGTGTATGCGTTGGGTAAGAAGATTAAACCAAGAGAGACCATCTTTATAAATTGGGAGGTGGTTAAAGAAGCACCAAGATATTCCAAGATGTTAGGTGTTGGAATTGACTGGGGTTATAGTAATGACGAGTGTGCGTGTGTATGGGGACTTATAAACGAACCTGATAATGTAATCTACCTGAAGGAAGTATTCTATGAAAAGGGATTGTCTAGTGATGATATATTATTCAAGATGAAAGAAGGGGGACTACAGAAAACCTTTGAGGTCATCTGTGATAGTAGTGAGCCCCGTATGATTGACGAGTTAAAGAAGGGTGGATATTCCAAATCTCGTGGGGTAAAGAAGGAAGCAGGTTCAGTCCTGTATGGTATAACCGAAATGAAAAAATACAAACTACAGATTGACGCATCATCAACCAACCTGATAGAAGAATTAAAGAACTACAAATGGTTCAAGGACAGGTCAGGAAACATCACAAGTAAGACAACAGGTAGAGACCACTTATTAGATGCTAGTAGATACTTGATTACAGAGATGACCCATAAACCAAAAGTGAAATATAGTTTTATGTAATTATGAAATTAAAACGAAACGGGAAGAACTATAATTATGATTACAAAGCGATAGTCATTAAAGGTGAATACCACAGAGCATTAGAAAAAGTATCCAAACAACATAAACTACCCTTCGGTAAAATGATAGGTATATTGATAGAACATTATGAAAGTAGTATTAGGTAAAAAAGAATATGGGTTATTACCCATCACGATAGAGCAGTATGAATTACTGAAAGACAACCCCGAGATTAAACCAACGGAATTGATTACTATGATGACGGGAGCACCGATTGAAGAAATCAAACAAGCACCATTCGCACAAGTATCATTTGTATCAAAGATGTTGATGAGTGAATGGTCTAACACAGACGCAACTCCGTTAAACCTTGTTGTTGATTTCAAGGGTAAGAAATATGGATTGATTAAACCATCACAAATCAGTTATGAAGAATGGATAAACTTGGAAGTGTTTATGGCTGAAAGTCCTTTGGATTTAACCAAGATGGCAACCCATTTATACAAACCACTATCCAACGATAAGATTGGGGAAGACAGGGAACTTATCCCATATTCATTGGACGAATGTATGGGTCGTGTAAATCACTTTAAGCAGTTCCCAATTACAAACTTGTTTTCAGCCCTTTTTTTTTTAACAACTTTCGTTCAAGAACTTATGAAAGTTTCCCTATCATCTATGGAGACGAAAATGACCGAGAGCAAAGTAAAAAACAAAGTAAGTCCAAAGATATTACGCCAAAAGAAGTCCAACAATCCGTAATTGACTTCTATTATCAATCACTAATGTTGTGCGCTCAAGACGATATACTGAAGGTAAATCCTGTGTTGAAACTTGAACTATATGAGGTGATGGGGTATTTATCTTATAGGTTAGACAAGGCACATAAAGAAAACCAAAGAAACCAAAAATCCATACAATAATGACTATTAAAGACATCATACAACTATTCGGTTATTTTACAGCACAACACCCAATACTACGAACTTTTAGTTGGGGAAACTTGGCTGACTATTCAAGGGAAGATTATATTACATTATACCCTGCGTTCCACGCAGTTCCACAACCATCAGTAGTGGATAAGAACTTTGCCGATTTCAACTTCAACATTTTAATCTATGACTTGTTGAATGAATACATAGATGGAGACCCCATCAATTCAAATCAGTTGGATAGTTTGGCTTTGACCGAAACTATCCTAAATGACTTCTACGCATTCTTCACAAACCAACTTACTCAATACGGATACTTCCTGACTACAAGTGTAAATTACACACCCTTTATGGATAGGTTCAAGGAAGATGTTTGTGGGGTTGAAGCGACCATTACAATAAGAGTAGAACAGACAGCATGTATCCCTGACTTCGTATTACAAAATGGTTTCTTGTTATACGAAAACGGAAACATTATGACTAGTGAAGATTGTGAAGTGGTGAATTATGCTTCCCCTGCTTGTCCTAATGAAACCATAGGTCAATTACCAATCTTTACAGGGGACTATACTGGTGGTTGGGTAGTGTTTAACAATTCAGGTAATACAATCACTTATAGAATAAATGTGAATGACCTCAAGGGTAATTCAGGCACGAGCGGAACATCAGGTAGTAGTGGAACATCAGGACAGAACGGAACATCAGGTTCAAGTGGAGTTTCAGGCACATCAGGTAGTTCAGGCACATCAGGTTCAAGTGGGGTTTCAGGAACCAACGGAACATCAGGTAGTTCAGGAACCAGTGGAAGTTCAGGCACATCAGGTTCAAGTGGGATTTCAGGAACCAACGGAACATCAGGTAGTTCAGGGACTAGTGGTTCGTCAGGAAGTAGTGGCACATCAGGAACGAGCGGAAGTTCGGGAACAAGTGGTGGGACAGGTTCATCAGGTTCAAGTGGGACATCAGGTAGTTCAGGAACTTCAGGTAGTAGTGGAACTGACGGAGCGACAGGAAGTTCAGGCACATCAGGTTCAAGTGGTGTTAGTGGAACATCGGGTAGTTCGGGAACAAGTGGTAGTTCAGGCACATCAGGTTCAAGTGGGGTTTCAGGGACTTCTGGTAGTTCAGGAACATCGGGGACTAGTGGTAGTAGCGGAACATCAGGAATAAATGGTGTATCGTCAAGTGTATTTTATTATGAAGCAAAGGACAACTCACAATCAGGTAATCCTGGTGCGGGACATATTCTTTGGAATAATATTACGATGACCGCATCAACCCAAATCAACATCAACCATCTTACAGACACACCAATAACAGACATAGATATATTCTTGGCTTTATTACAAGTAGGACAACAGATTACAATTCAAGACCAATCTAATAGTGGAAATTATCAGGTATGGACTATAACAGGTGCGACAACACAAATCGTAGGAGCATCTAACTATTGGGAAGTTCCTGTATCTTTGGTTAGTGCTGCGGGAACAGCGCAATTCCCCAACAATCATAAAATCATATTAGCAACACTTGGAGCGACTGGTAGTTCAGGAACTTCAGGAAGTAGTGGAACATCAGGTTCGTCAGGGACTTCAGGTGGCACAGGTTCATCAGGAAGTAGCGGAACATCGGGTAGTTCAGGAACAAGTGGAAGTAGTGGTATAAATGGAACGAGCGGAACATCAGGTATAAATGGAACTTCAGGTTCGTCTGGAACATCAGGTTCTAGTGGTTCATCAGGCTCACAACCTATCCGTGTCTTAAATCAAACACTATCGTTTTCAGGTTGGACTTACAATACCGGAACAACTTTCTACGATTATGTTTATTCTTATTCGGCAATCACTTCTTCTTCAAGGGTGGATTTTGTTCCGTATAATAACACAGCATATCCAGCACAGGTTGCCAGAGTCCAAGCCTATAATGCCGTAGGTTCAGGAACATCAACATTTTACGCTCAATACGCCCCAACATCAAACATCACAGGGGACATATACATATTCACAACAACACCATAAGATATGCCATTTCAATTACCAAATCAAACATCATTCGCAATTGCGAAACCGACATATTCAGGTTCAACTTGGGTTAGACCTGCCGATTGGATTTCAATAACGGATACACCAGGTGAAGTTCAATTTTTAGTTAGTAGTGTTGTATTTCCAATTTATGCGTTAAGAACCGCATTTGTAAAACCATCAACTCAAAATCTGTATATTGATTGGGGTGATGGGATTATAGATACAATTACAACATCTACATCAACGACAACAAATCACACTTATACAGGAGGAACAGGAACACCTTGTAGTAGAGGATATGAAACTTGGAAGGTAAGGGTTTATGTAGATGCGGGAGCACAGATTACCGAGGCATTATTTGTTCGTCCAACTTATTATGTGTTATCAACCTTAAGAGGTTCAGCAGGATTATTGGAAGAGTATTATGGTGATGGGACAATAGAAACTGCGAGTTATTTACATTACATAGATACAACGAATACTCCAAGATTTAATAACTTGGAATATTCTAAATTACCATCAGTTATGACGAGTGCGACGACTATGTTTGAATTTACTTATTATCAGTGTCCCGCCTTGAGAAAAATTGTAATGCCAATATCAGCACCAAACGCAACATCAATTTTAGGATTGATAAGTGGTTGTAATTCTATTGAAGAAATCATATTACCACAGGATATGATAAATATTACAACCGCAAATAGTATGGCGACCACTTGTCCTATGTTAGTAAATGTTGTTTTTCCACCAACTATGAATAGTTGTAGTGATTTTGGTTTTGCTTTCTTTAATAGTTCCTCATTAGGTTCAATACAATTACCCCAAACAAACTCCGCAACTAATTTTCAACAAATCTTTTCAAATTGTCGTATGTTGTTAAATGTGGAAATAAAAAGTTGGAGTTCAGCGATTACAACTATCAATATGGCTTCGGCATTTAATGGTTGTTCGTCATTAGAAGATGTTAAATTACCACCATCAATTACATCAGGGGCTACTATGACTATGACTTCTACATTCGCTTCTTGTCCCTCATTAAAGAGTTTTACATCATTTCCAATCAATTTTAATACTACTTCCTTAAATAATACTTTTGGAACTTGTCCTTCATTAGGTGTAATAACATTACCAACATCAATACCAAGTTTAACAAATATGGCTAGTTGTTTTACTGGTTGTTTTCAATTAGCAAAAATAACATTACCAACGACAATAGGTGCGAGTATTGATATGGCATCCACATTTAATGCTTGTTCTGGTTTGAGTGAAATTGTAATTCCGCCAAGTTGGAACCCGACTTCTTTTAATTCAACATTCACAAATTGTGTTGGTCTTAAAAGGATTTCATTACCAACTAATGGTCCAACAAGTTTCGTAAATATGTGTAGTGGTTGTGTGTCGTTAGAAGAGGTTGTTATGCCAACAAATATGACCTCAACTCAACTTTTTGGAAGTGCTTTTAATAATTGTTCTAATTTAACAGGTTTAACAATGCCGTCAATTGCTAACTCAATTACAAGTATGAACGCTTCATTTAACGGGTGTTCTCAACTACAACAAATTACATTACCAACATCTATGACTGGTTGTTCTAACTGGGGTAATGCTTTTACAAACTGCTTTAATTTGAGGTCTTGTGTTTTACCTGCCACCGCCACGGCCGCTATTACAACATTCCAAGCAGCATTTACAAGTTGTTATTCATTGGTTAGTTTAACATTACCTAATACACAGATGACCTCACTTACATCTGTAAATGGTATGGTGGATAGTGCGATTAGTTTAACAGGAATAACGAACGCAGATAAGTTGGGTAATACCTCAACAGCATCAACGATTTATGTAGATGGAACTAATTTCGCCAAGTTTAACCAAACCGCAAGTTTTGACTTATACACAAAGTTCTCCAAGTTTGTTGCCACAGGATATAACACCAACGCCAGGTCTCCACTATCATCACTACGATTACGAAATAATGGTGCGGGACAATACGCAGGAACATCACCACAGATTGATATAAAGTTCAATAGTTTAGGTCAGGCTGCGTTGGTTCAGGTATTTAATGACTTACCAACAATAACAGCAAAGACAATAGACATAACGGCTAATGTTGGAGCAGCATTACTGACCCCCGCAGAAAGAGCAATCGCAACAGGTAAGGGTTGGACTATAGTAGGATAAAATTATGGTGTATAAATTATTTATAGAAGAAGGATTGTATCAAGACAAAGATACAAAAGAACCAAGAAACTTACTTGAGGGAGAAATTGCTTACACTCCTGAAGGTATAAATGTGGGTTGGACTGAATTAGAAAACCTTGAAACAGCATTAGAATATTTCAACCTTGAATTAGTCCCCGAACCTGAAGAAGAATAATGGAAGAAGAATTGTTAAATCTTATTGGTGAATACTTGGTTAAACAAGTAAAAGAACTTATTAAAACACCTAAACCAAGATACACTAAAAGGGGTGAAATGACTAAACGAAGTAGTCCATATAATTTTAGTGCTACGGGTAGATTATACAATTCAGTATCTTATATTATTAGGGAAGGGGAGATAGATATTCTAATGGAAGATTATGGGGTTGATTTTGTATTTGGTGAAGGGTCTTTTCCTGGTGGTGGAGCATATTATCCTGATAAAAGACCCAAAGGTAGTAAGGGTGGCACATCACAACTTATTACTGAATTAGAAAAATGGGTAAAAGCCAAGATAGGTCTTCAAGGAGCCAAAGCAAAAGGTATGGCATTCGCTGTTAGAAAGAACTTATTTAAGGCGGGATACAAGGGATACAGAATATTTACTGATGAGTTCCAAACTGAAACTGGTAAGTATGTTGAAGGTTTATTATCACAACCACAATATCAAGAATTGGTGTTGGGAGACATATTTGATAGAATAAACTTATTTGGAACACAACAATACAATTTAGCATTATCATAATGATTACATTTTTATCACAACCAGAAACAATACAGCCAGTATATGGCAATTTGGTATATCAATTTATATCAACAGCAGCGACTGACCCGTCATTATACAAATACAGATATGTTGTAAATGTTTATACACAAGAAGGACTGATTGCCGAACTCAAGATTACACCATCAAGTCAAGGGTGGGGACAGATAGACCTTTCCCCAATTCTATTGAACTACACATCATCTAAACCCGTAAATATAGGGTGTTCGGGTGATACAGCAATTCAAGGAGCGGCGTGGGGTTATTTGAGAAACAATATGATTATCTACGACATCATCGTAGGTGAAGAATACTCAACCACACCAACAGGTGTGGTAGTCATTTATGATGGTGAAGGTAATGTTGGAAACCCCGCTGTAAGAAGTGATGTATGTTATGCCACAAATGGTGTGAAGGAATGGTTCAACGGAAAGTCCTATGACTTTGACCCGTTTTATTTAACAGGACAGACAGGAACTTTTCCACAATACACATCAAGATTTTTAACCAATTCCCCAAGAACCCGATACATTCGTCAGGGTGATTACGCATTACTAGCGGCTGTGAATTGGTTTGATACTACAGAGGTATTACCCGCTCGTGAAATCTATTCAGGGTTATTCACATTCTATAATGAAAATGATGCTGTAATTTCAACAGGTAGAACCTATAATGTAGAAAGCCTATGTGGAACAAGACCTAATTGTTCTTACTACGATGGATTTTGGGACACTCCTACAAATTGGACGGAACAACAAGTAGTTTATTTGGGGGTAGGAAGTCCTAACCTTGAAGAACACGGAATAAACATTCCAGCAACTACGAAATACTATAAGGTTGAATTGGAAGGGACACTAGAACAACCGACACCACCGACCCCTGAAATTGATAATTTTGATGGTTGTAGTTGTGGTGATTATGAATACTCAAACCCACCATTGGCTGAAGCGATTGCTTCTATTGAATACCTTGATTGTCTTGGTGATTTACAAACCATTTCAATCAATCCTGGTGATACTGGTAGATGGTGTGCGTGTCAAAACACAAACATTATTCTTGATGGTAATGAAGCACTTTTAATTTATATTGGTATTTGTAATGATTGTGTTTGTAAGACATATCAAATATCAAACAGCGACCCTGATAATGCCTACCAATATACAGGACTTACTTGTTCGGGAGCAACATCATTCACAGGTTCAGTATCTGCGGATACAACAATATTAGTTTGTGGTTGTGAAAATACTATTAGTGGAATAACAGGTTCTTTGGTTATTAGTTTGGTTGGGGATTGTCCTACACCATTCGTTCAAGATTGCCATACTTACGAAGTATCCACAAATGTAGGATATGTGTTGAATATTACTTATACGGGTTGTTGTGGAAACGAACTTACGATTTCCATGCCACCTTCAACAAATGTGTATATTGAAGCGAACAATCCATTTCCTACATCTATTCTATGGAACTCAACTGACTTGGGAGCAATCAGTATTCCTCCTTGTCCTACACCAACACCATTACCTACTCCCGAAAGTATCCCAACAGGACAACCAATCGTGGGTGTAAATGTGTGTGATGGTGGTGTAATGTTCTTCCGTTATTCAGGTGATACAATCATTGTGGGTCAATTTATCAATTATGAAAATACCATTTATGAAATTACCGAAATTGGTGGTGGTGGATTTATTCAACTTACAGACCCTTTTGTATTTGATACTGAAGCATCGGCACTATCATCGTTCCCTTGTCCCCTTACTACAACTGGTTCTTGTTTAACAACGGCTATCATTAGTGAGCCATTCTATTTCTACTACGATGAAGTTTGTAGTCAAGGAAATAGGGTTGTCTTCTTCTTGAATAAATTAGGTGCTTGGGATAGTTATAATTTCAGGGCTCGTGAAGATGTGGGTTATTCAGTTGAAAAACAAGTAGTCCAAACCAATCCTGAATTGTATTCTGCGGGTTGGGATACATCGTCTTACTTTGGTTGGAATAGTGAGCGTTCAGTATGGAGCCAACTTGTAAGTTCAAGTGGGGTTCTTTATACTGACTACTTACCACAAGCGGAGAGTTTATGGTTGAGTGAAGAACTAGTCCAATCACCTTCAGTTTATTTGGTGGGTGATAATGGGGTATTAGAACCTGTGGTAATAACCAATACAGAAATCATCAAACCGAACTACCAAATCAATTCATCAAAATACCAAATCCAAATTGAATATAAATCGGCTTACGATACAATAAGACAAAATCACGAATAATATGATTGAACTATGGTTAAAATCAAACAAGACGGGGGTATGGGAAAGTTTAGATACAGGAGCAGATGTATCCATTTCAATAACCAAATCGTTTCAGGAAATAGAAGATTTCCAAACAAGGACATCATCGTATTCCAAGACATTTAATATACCACAAACAGCGAAGAACAACAGGTTCTTCGCCGCAGCGTATAATGTGAATAGTGCCAATTTTAGTGATGATGTTGTAGTCCCTGCTGTTGTAAAATATGGTGGGGCAGATGTCTTTAATGGTTCTTGTAGATTAAACAAAATCATCAATTCGGTTCAAGGTAGTTCATATGAAATTTTCCTTACAGAAAATTTACCTGACTTGGCTTTAACACTTCAGGAAATCAAACTAACCGACTTGAATTATTCAGGTTTAACCCACACTTTAAGTTATGATAATATTGTATCAACTTGGTCTTATACAGGTGGGTCTTACACGAACTACACAGGACTTACTGGTTCAATCGTTTATCCATTAGGGTTCTACGGATATGATGACGAACAATACTACTCCAGATTTGATTTAACCACATCAGGTTTCACTTTTTCAGGTGCTCCACTATCCCCTTTACAATTTGCGCCTTGGGTTTCAGCCAAGTATCTTATTGATAGTATGTTCTCAAAAGCGGGTTTTACTTACGATAGTAATTTCTTGAATAGCGAATACTTCAACGGGATATTCTGTTTAGCCAAAACAAACCAATCACAAGGGGGACAAGTTGTTTCAGGAACAAGTAAAAACGCCAACATCTTTAGTGTGAATTACACGAGGGTTTTATTGGACGATGCCGATGGAAACTTCTATCCTAATTTCTATAAGGGATTTGTTTTTGTAAATGAACTAAATGACCCCTTGAATATTTTTAGTCCCGCTCGTAATGGTGGTGCCGCTGGTAGGGGAAACTTCTTTACAACTGCGGTCGCTGGTCTGTATAAGTTCAAGGTTAGTTTTAACGCACAAGTTGATAATACATCTGTTCCGTGTATCTTGGATATTGCGGTTAAAGATGTTGATAACGGAACTTTATATTCACAAGTTAGGGGTATTGCGATTATTACACAGGGAACAGAAGTTAAAAATATGTATCTAAATGCTACAATACCTGGTGGTAGAAGAGTGGCACTTTATTACACAAGACAGAACGAAGGTTATGACCCCAACGCCAGAATTAGATTTACCTATCAGGCTTGGGAACTTTGGTCTTCACCTGTATTGATTGGTGATAAAGAATTATTATTACAAGACAACCTAACTGATGAAACAACCTGTTTGGACTTCTTTAAGGGGATTGTAGATACTTTTAACCTAGTGGTGATACCTAATGGTGATAACTCACTTTTGATTGAAAGGTGGGACACTTATTTCAATTCAGGAAGAGAAGTAGATTGGAGCCAGAAATTAGATATTTCACAGGACTACACACTTGAACCAACCAATTCTTTAACCAAAGAATATGTATTGAAATATAAAGACAGCACCGACAGATTTAGTTTAATCAACCAACAAGATAGAAACCAACAATTCGGGACATACAGAAACATTAGTAATCTAGCATATCATACAGGAACCAAGACGATTGAAAGTCCATTTCCACCATTACCAATTTCTACCTTTGATGGAAAAACAGAAAGTAATATTTTAGTTCCACACATCTATACTTGGAACTTTGGGGCTACAGGTGATACAGCACAATACACACCATTAGGAAGTGAGATTATATTAGGTTTTTATAATGGATTATTAGATAGTAAAATCACAGGGACAACAACTCCTTACTATATCTTATCAGGTTTAACCGCAATTTCACACACGACATATCCCGCCATATCACACTTATCATCTTACGAATATACACAATCAACCTTTAGTGATTTGAACTTTGGAAATCAGTATGACTACTGGCAACCGATGAATAATAGTTATGTTGGTTATACGATAAACGATAACTACCATAACTTTTGGATTGGGAGGGTAGAACAACTTTACGATAGTAGTGTTAAAATATTCAACGGAATATTCAAACTTACCCCAACTGAAATAAATGATTTGGGATATAATGATAAGGTTTATTTCTTAAATGCTTGGTGGAGATTATTGTCTATGAACGATGCGGACATAACCGATACTAGTTTGGTTTCTTGTTCGTTCATTAAAATACCTTTTGATAATCAGGAATTACCTTTAATACCACCAACATATCGTCAGGCACCATTCATACCACAACCGACCCCAACTGGTTCAACATATCAATATGTTATGTTTAGTTCCAACAACATAAATACGATGTGTAGTGAAAGTGCTTCACAAATAGTAGTGTATTCTAACTGCTCTACTTTATCGGCAGGTTGTTCTGTATTTAGTGATACAGGGGCAACAATACCGATTGCTGAAGGGACATTCCTAAAACAAGTGGGGTTAAATACTATTTATCAAGTGATAGAATATGGTATTCTAACAAACTTTACAACCTGTTAAACTATGGCACAAGAAATCGCATTAAAATTAAAAATCACCAGTCAGGGTGAAGAAAAGGTAATCAGTAATCTAAACGAATTAGAAAGTGAGTTAAAGATATTACAAGATACCTTAAAGACATTAGATTTTGGGACACCAGCATATAAGGAAGCAATTTCCAACATATCAAAACTAAAAACCAAACTTGATGAAGTTGATAAGGCTAGTGAAGGTATTGGAGCGGAAAAAAAGTTCCGTGCTTTAGGTGATGCCATCAATGTCGTTACTGGTGCGTTTCAGGTTGCTTCAGGTGCTTTGAGTTTGTTTATTTCTAACGAACAAACTTTAGAGGAAGTCCAAAGAGCGGAGGCTGCGGCACTGAATGTAGTGAATATTGCGTTGGGTATAAACGCCATCAACACCGCATTAGTTGAGAGTGCTACTTTAAGAGCGTCTGTGGCAACTAAAATAAATGAGGCAGCCACCAAAGCCGCAACAATAGCCCAAGCCGCCTATAACGCAGTCCTAAATGCTAACCCTGTTGTATTATTCATCACAGCAATCGCAGCCCTAACAGGTGCGATTTATTTGTTGATTACAGCCCAAGAAGAAGACACAGAAGCGACTGAAGCCAACGCCCAAGCAATAAAAGACCAAATAAAAGTTGAGAGTGGATTGATTGATGTTAAAAGAAAAGCAGCAATTGAACTCAAACAACAAATTACAATTCTAACTGATAGTATCACAACCCGAGAACTTGAGATACAAACATTAGAAGAATTGAAGAAAACATATCCAGGATTAAACGCATTCATAGATGAAAACAATCAACTAACCAAACAAGGTATAGAGTTTATCAATCTACAGATACAGGCGGAAGAGGCACGAGCAGCAATCAATAAAATAAACGAAACACGACTTGAGGCTGAAATAGAAAGAGAAACAGCATTGGCTGACCTTCGTGCTAACGGACCTAGTGTATTGACTAAAGCACTGGCTTTAACAAACGGGTTCCTTACCGCAGACCAAATTGCGTATGGAAGAATAGCCGACAAGTATAATGAAAAGACGGCTGGTTTGGCTGCGGTTCAACAAAAATACACCACCCAACTTGAGAATACTTTAGTTCAATTAAAACCCCTAAACAAGACATTAAAAGACACAGCCAATGCGGAAGAGAATGCCGCAAAGGCAACCGATACTGCCACAGACGCCGTTGATAAAAACTTATTGGTGATAACTGCGAGGATTAAAGCGTTAGATGGTTTGGCTAAAAAAATTGACGAAGCACAAAAGGCGGAAATAAGATATACGAGTGATTTATTAAATAATCAAAAAGAGATTATTACTAATCAAGAAAATTACATTAAAGAAAGAACGGAGTTTCTAAAAACAGAAAGTAAAAAACTCCTTGATGAATTAAACAATTACTTATTCAAGACAATACCGAATGAAAGTGATGTAAAAAAATTGAGTGATGGTTATACCCAATTATTTATCAACATTCGTGAAGAGATTAAAAAAACGGATAGTGCTTTGAGTTTCACAGCAACCACTGGTTGGGACGGATTTGTTAAAGTCGCTGAAAAAGCAATACCAACGATTGGTGAAACATTAAAGAATGTTAGTGATGAAAGTAAAAAGTCATTTGTTGAATACTTTAACAATTTGGACGAAAGGGTTGTTGCTGTAAAAAATAGTATTGAAGGTTTGTTTTTAGGAGTGTTTGATAGGAAACCTGATAACGAAACATTACTTGGTTTGTTAGAGGTTGAAGAAAAAATTGCTGGTCTTCGTGCCGATAGAGTAAAATTAGGTTTAACCGACAAACAATTAGAAGATACTAGTTTATACATTATTAAACAACAATTCGGTATCCAAGATAAAATAATAAAAATTGCGAAAGAACAGGCTGAATTATTAGATAATAAGATGCAGGCGGAAGAAAGAGGTAATACTAAAGCCGCTGAAGGATTTAAAGCCAGATACGATGCTTTAGAAGAGGAGGGAAATAAATACCAAGAAATCGCAAAGTCAATTTTAACAGGTGTTATTAGAACTGATGACTTTGTAAATGGGTTAAAGGAAATCAATAAGGAGAGTGATAAGAATGTTAGTAAGATAAAATTATTAGGTGCTGAAATTGATAAGACATTTACACCCGAACAGGCGGAAGGTCTTAAAAAATACTTCAAACAAAACGCTCAAGATTATTTAACGATATTCACAGATGTATTAGACAACGAAGAAAAGTATTTCAACAAATTAGGTGAAGATGGTATAAAGGCATTGTTTAGTGGTATTGATGAAGGATTAAAAGATGTTGAAAACAAGACGAGAGAGGAACTTGAAAATATCCAAAAGTTCTTAAAATTATTTGGGGACGAGTTCGCTAAAGATTTTGGACTTACTGAAAACCCATTCTTAAAAACACTCAACGCCATTAGTAAGAAACTAAAAGAATTACCAACAGAAACTCAAGAAAGTTTTAACAAATCTTTTAGTAATATTAAAGATGTTGCGGACAAAGTTCTTCAGGCGTTCAGTCAGGTATCAACACAATTATCAAATATAGTCCAACAACAAAATAGTTTGTTGTTGGAACAGATAGATTACCAACAAGCACAAGCACTTAAAGCGGTTGAAGAATTGGGTGATGAAAGTGTGGAAGGACAAAAGATAAGAGACGCTGAAAAATTGAAGGTTGAAAAAGAATATCAAAAGAAAAGGTTTGATGTTGAAAAGAAAGCCAGAGTCCAAGAATTACAATTCGCTCTAGCCAATTCAATCGCACAAGGAGCACAGGCAATTATCAACGCATACGCAACATTACCTATACCTGCGGCAATACCATTTTCGTTGGTGTTGGCAGGACTTACAGCATTTCAAGTTGGGGTAATCAACGACCAATTACAATTCACACAGAACAAGGCTTACATCGGTAGAACGGGTGGATTGGTTGAAGGTTCATCGCATGACACCTATGGTGGTGGTGTTCCAACTATGTTGGAAGGTGGGGAGTTCATCTTAAACAGGGAAGCCGTTAGAGCCTACGGAGACCAAATCAGTTCAATCAATACGGCAACGGGTGGAAAACCGATGTCTATTGATGATAGTAGAATAGTTCAAGCAATCGCAAAACAAAACTTATCTACAAAAACACCATTAAAGGCTTATGTTCTGTATAACGACATTCAGGACACAACAAAATTAAATAAAAAAATAGAACAATTAGCACGACTATAATGAAAATATTTGAGTTAAAAATAGACGAAGAAGATGACATGTCAGGTATCCAATACATTAGTATTGTAAAAGACCCTGCTACACAAATCAGTTGGGAAGTTTTCAACAATCAGGAAGAAGTTTCCTGTTCGCATAAAGACGATTTAACTGATGAAGCCTTGGCTTTGATTGATAATTATGGAATGGAAGTAAGCGATGAAGCATTCTTCAACGCTGAAATAAAAGATATTGATGAATTGGTTGTGGAAAACTTTGCTGTTCCATCAATCAATCCTGACCCAAGAAAACAAAGTATTTGGGACGACAATAGTAATAACGCATCTGTTATTACAAGATACATCTACACGATAGATACTGGTGTGGGAGCACCCCTGATGAGAACATCAAGACAACTATGTAGAAAGATGTTATTGGCTCAAAGGGTATGGTCTAAAGATGATATGGCGGCGTTTTCATTACAACTAACCGCACAACCTGATACATTCAAGTTAGTTCCAAGAGCAAAGACAGCACCAAATGTGGATTTCTGGAGTTTCAAGTCGGGCAACCGATGCCGACATCGCTGGCAACAAATTGATTTTCCTATAGGCATAAATGAAACTTACGAACAGGCGTTAGCGAAAATCCCTGTTAAAGCACAGGCGGCTTTGGGTAAGGGTCAAAATGTCGGTGGGTCTGGTCGTCCGTTCATTAGTGAAGCCAGATACTTAAACAGAATGCCAACAAATATGTCGGCTCAAGACGAATTAAAACCTATTGGTTTCCATATGGGTTTGTTTGTTTATCCATCAAGGTTCGCAGCCTTGGTTGCCGAACCAACAGCAAAGACGATTTCTAAAGTGAAGTTAGGTATATTGGAAGGGTATTGTCCCGTTGATATAATGGACGACTATTACGAAGGAACTGGTGAGGTTTTAGAACGATTTAATGTTAGGGAAGCGTTCGCTGTTCCTACACAAGAAATCCAAGACACAGCCCAAAGGGTTTTAGATTGGGTAGAAGAAAATGGTTGGGGAAGTTGTGGGACTGAAGTTGGTAAGATTAGAGCGAACCAACTGGCAAAAGGCGACAACATATCCCTTGAAACCATTACAAGAATGTTTAGTTATTTATCCCGACATAAAGTAGATTTGGAAAGTTCCAAATCTTACGATGATGGTTGTGGAAAACTTATGTATGATAGTTGGGGTGGTGATGCTGCGTTAGGTTGGGCTGAAAGAGAAATGAAGAAGGCAACCGAAATGAATGTGATGTTTTCAAGCAACGAGTTCAAGGGTGATATTACCGCAGTTGTATTCCAACCAAACCAAAAGATTTACAGATGGGATACTGAAACAAAATCCCCTTACTATGTCTTTATGTCCCGTGATACGATTAGAAAGATGTTGATGAAACTATCAAGATTGAAACCTAAAAACCTTATCAACTACGAACATTCAGGAATGGTGTTTAGTGGTGATGATGT